TAAAATCATACCGTCTTCCAATTCGTATTCTCCAACAGGCATAGGAATTCTATCCTCACCATTAACGATAAAAACAGCGTTATCAGCTTCAAAAGCATCAGCTTCTAAAACAGTAACTCCATCCATTAGTTTCATTTGAGCAAGTTTAACTTCCATACCCAAAAGAGTTTTGATTTCATTAATTACATTCATATTTACTTATTTAATATTAATTATTTAGCTGATGATATTGCTTCTTTCATTTGTCCAACATTGTCAGCAATTTGTCCAATCTTTGAAACAACATCTAAATATTCTTTATAAAATTGTGTAGATTTTACATCAATATTTAATTCAGCTGCTTTTTTAGCATATTCTTTAAAATATCCATCAACATTTTTTTGATATGTACTTGGTACATTTTGAAATTGTGAATAAGCTTTTTTAGCGTTTGCATAATCAGCAGCAGCTTTATTTAATTTAGCTGAAGCACTTGAAGTGTCTTTTAAAGCTGTTTCTGTTTGTTTAATTATAGTTGAAAAGTCAAAAGCTAATTCTACTTTTTCACTTTTTAATTCTGTTTTTCCAAACAAAGCATTCATTACAATTTTTTCAGTTTGCATAATTTTATTTTTTATATTAATTAATGTTATTTATTTTTGTTATAAATTACGAACTTACACGAGTTATAACTCTTGCAGTATTTGTGTTTGTAACTGTACTTGATTGCTGTCCTACTGTAGCTCCAATTCCTTGTTGAATCAATTCTCCTTCACAACATTTAGAATCATAAGTGTTATCTTTACACAGACATCCTCTTTTTCCACCTTTTGGCGAACTTGTTTTATTTCCCATAATTTTATTTATTAATTTAAACATTACTCTTTTCTTATTTGTTTTAGTTTTCTACTTGCCCATTCAATACCTGCATCTCCGCCCCAAGCTAACCACATTAATCTTCCACATCCTTCGCCTAATGCTCTATCTGAATTTTGTCTTTGCCTTTCAAAAGAAGCCATTCTACTAATTGTATCTTCTGAAATTGGTTCTCTATTTGCTAATTGGTTTGCTCTTGCTTTTCCAACAGGAGTTCCACAATCGCCCCAACCGTTTTCTTCTGCATATCTTAAAGCTATCTTTGCATTTTCAGTAGCTTGTTCAGGATAATCTGTGTATGATTCTAAATTAGTCTTTTTTTTTTCGTTATTTAAAATGATGTCTTTTATTTTATTTAGCAACTCTAATTCTTTTTCTTGTTGCAAACTCATTTCTAATTTATCAGCAAAGTATCCTTCAATAGAAAAACCTTTAACTTTACCTGTTTTAACAAAGTCATTCCATATAACATCATTATTAACTTTCATTGAAACAACCCAAGATCCTACAGGTGCATCTAAACCATATTTTTTAGATTTATCCATTTCAGTATCTTCTACTATCCAAGATTCAACTATTGATAGATCTTTTAATTCTTTATCGTGTTCTAATGTAGCGTTATTTTGATTTGAATTCATTAAAAATAATTCACTTGCTTTACGTACTGTTTCATCTGAAAAGAAAATGTAATATTCATCTTCACCATTTCTTCTATAAATGTGCTTGTTTGGAATTAAAGCAGCACCCATTAAGATACGTTTTTCATCATCAACTTTAGCAAGTGCTAATTGTTTATTTAATGAAATAAAGTTAGATTCTATTGCAGGAAATTCTACGATTGAAACTGCATCAACTCCTGAAAGTTCTTCGTTTTCGTCTATTATTAATTCTATTATTCTCATATTATTTAAATAAATTAAATTTTGTTTTGTTTTAATTACTATAAACTTGCACCTCGTATAATATTTCTATTCAATGCTTGGGCGGTTGTAACATCGTTGGAAACTACATAAGCTTGTACAGGAGTGTTTTGTTGATTGCCTATTGTTTGTGCTAATTGATTTGTTGAACTTGCACCTACAACGTTAAAGTTTGGAGGAGTCATTGGAGTTGCACCACCTCCTGCTCCTGCAGATGTACTACCTCCGCCACTACCTCCACTACCTAAAGCAGATAAACCTTTTGCTGTAGCAGCAATAACAGAACCAATACTAATTGCCATTTTAGCATATAATAAAGTAGAAGTTCCTAAACCAAAAACACCTTTTGTAGCAACCTCTTTAGACGAACCAACATTTGTGTTATTAATAATTTCAGCAATAGATAAAGCACTACTTGCAAGTAAAGCTGCTCTTTGTATTCCTTTATTTTGTTCTCCTAAACCTGCTAAAACACCAACTAAACCTTGAGCAGATTGTATAGCTATGGAATTTATATTTCTTCTTGCTTCTTCTTCTGCTTTTTTATCAGCTGTTATTTGTGCTTCAGTTGCTTTATTATTAACAACTAAAGCATTATCTGTTTCTTGTTTTTTAATTAAATATTCATTTTCAGCATCTACTCTTGCTTGTGTTCCATCTTTATATAATTTTCTTTTTCGTTCTAATTCAGCAAGGTCTATTTCTTGTTGTAATGCTATAACTTCTTTTTGCTTTTCTAATTTTGTTAATTCATTAGTTTGTTGTTCAGAATCAAATTGTTTAGATTTTACATTTAATTCATTTTTAGTGTCTATTTGACTTTGTAATAATTCATTAGATTCTTTTGTTAAAGAATTTTCATTTGCAAGTTGTTCACTTTTTAAACCTTTAATTTGAGCTAATACACCTTCTACATTTGCTTCTGCATTAATTAAAGCAACTCTATTTTCTGTAGTTTTATTAAGATTATATGTAGCAGCTGCAGCATCTTTTTGAAGTTTAGCAGCGGACAACATAGCTTTTTGTTGTTTTTCTAATACAATACCAAGGTCATTATTGGCTTTAATTCTATCACTAATGCTTAATAAATCATTATCTCTAATTTGTCTTAAACCCTCTGCCTGTCTATCATATTGTTCAACTAATTTAGCTTGTTGTGCTGCAGCTATAAGTGCTGAATTTTGTAGTTTAATATTTGCTTCTGATGCTTTAAATGTTTTAACTGCGTAATTACTAATTGCATCTGCAGCTTCACCTAATGCTTTACCTGTTCTATCAACTGTATTATTAACTCCTGTAAATATATCAACAGATTCTTTACCTGCTTTTTTAACAGATTCCATAGCACCTGAAAAATCACCTTCAAATACTTTTTTAATTGCTTCACCTACAAAACCTATAGTATCTAAAAACGAATTAAATCTTTCAATTAAATTTTCTTTAACTAAATCACCAAACTTTTGTAAATATTTTGTAGGATTTTCAAATACATCTTTAAATACTTTTATGACTGCAGGAAAATTATCCATTACAAATCCAAACAAATCATTAAATGCAATAGATAAAGCACCAATAACAGTATTAAAAGTATCTACAACTTTTTGATTTTTACTCAATACATCTTTAAAAATATTAAACGCTTCTAATACTAAACCAATACCAAGTGCTTTAATGGCAAGTCCCATTCCTTTAAATCCATCAGCTAATGATTTAACTCCTGATTCAGCATTTTTAGTAGATTTCTGTATGCCTTTTATTTCCTCAGAAGTATCTTCAAAAGTTGTATTTAGTTTTTTAACATCTTTAGTAATACTATCAATATTGCTTTGTATTTCTAAATTGACTATTTTATTTTCCATTCTCTTTTGATTTTTTCAAATGCTTGTTTCCAAGAAGTTACTAATTTATATTTTCCTTTTGCTATTTCTATTACTTCACTTTGTCCGTAATGTTTTTCAAGTGCTAATAATTCTAAAATGTTCTTTATCATAATTCATTTAATAATTCAAGTGTACTTTCACCTGTTGTTAAATTTGTTGTTATCTTATTAATTATAAATAATCTATCTACAATTTTCATTCTATCATTTAATTTAAAGTTTAATAAAACTGATAATGGTAAATATGCTTTTAAAGTAGTTAATCTATTTTTAGGATTAAATACACTCATTATGTAATCTTTATAATACAGATCAAACAAAGTACCTGTAAAGTTATTTGTGTTTGTCCATTCGTTTAATTCAGCTTTAAAATTAATATTGCTTGTGCTTGTTCCTGAACTTAAACTTCTACTATTAGAAGGTAATATATAAGAAGTGATTGGTTGATGTGTAGTAAGTGTTGGTTTAAAAGACATATTTGATACTGATTGCAATATTGGATAAAATAATAAAGGTTTACAAAGTGATGATTCATAATTACCTGTAGCAGAATTATAATTATCTGTAGCAGAATATCCCCATTGTATATCTGTTAGTGTATTTCCATTAACATTATATAACCTTTCATATTTAAAATGTGAAAATGGTAAAGTTACTTTGTAGATTTCGCCATCTATTTCAGGTGATTCATTATACAATTCTCTACCCCATTCATAGTTGAATTGCTGATTGTGTTTTAAAGCTAAAAGTTGTTTTGTATCTTCATAACCAAATTCAATCTGTTTAAATGGTAAAGCAACATTTACAGTTTTTGTATCCGTAGTTATATATTCTGTAATATCGTAAACATTAGAAGTTGCATAAAAATCGTTTAACGTTTTAACTACTACAATTCCATTTTCTAAATAAGCAGTTAGATTAAACATTTTAAAAATACCTGTTAAGAAGTCTATTACTTTTATTTCAGGAGTTTGTTGTGCTATATCAAATATAAATGTATTGTTTGTATTAAAACTTCCTGTATTATAAGTATCATAAACAACTGTACTTGGATTGTCAGGTAAATCATATCTTGGTATACTTAAAGCTGCAGATAAAGTTATTATAACTTGAGCCTGAATGTAAAATGTATATTGTGCTACATCTAAAACACCTAAATTAATTGTCTGTGTGTTGTTTAAAGTATTACTTTGATAAAATAATTCTCCATTTCTAAATACACTAATTTTATAATCACTTGATGTAGTTGGAGTAATTACCAAATCTGTGTTACCTGCGCCTGTATTTTCAGTAACAACTAATGTATTATAAGTAGAAAAATAACTAACCTCACCTGTTCCGCTCCAATAGTTAATTAATTCAGGTGGATTGATTCCACTATCAACACCTTGAACATCACCTTTAGCACGATGTAACCATAAAAATAAATTATAGTAATCTAAATTAGAACTATTAAAAAAGTCAGTGCTAAAAGTTAAACCATATTTAGTAGCAATAGCTTGTATTATATTATTTAAACGAATAGCGTACTTTAAATCAGACCATAACAATCCGTGATGATGTCCACCACCTGTATCATAATGTAAATTTCTTTGGTCAGTTCCGTGTCCACCACTACTATCAAAATAATATCTATTTGTATGTGAAATAAATGGTGCAACTATATCAACTGAACTTGGATTTGCTTGTAGTGATGTTAATACATTTGAACTATTATATGTTAAATTATAAGTTGATAAATCTAAAGCGTTTAATTTATCTTCACCTATAAGGTCTTTTAAGTTAACAGTATTACCAAAGTATGTAATTCTATAGGCGTATGGTTTATTGTCCTTTAAATCAACTCCTTCTAACTTTACTTTACCTGTATTAAACCTAACTGCATCTATTTCTATGTATGCGTTTATTTTTATACGTGCATCAAAGCCACCATCAATATCATAATTATAATAATGTTTGAATAGTTTATTGTTTTCTGCTGTTGCAGGTATTGTAAACGTTTTAGAAAATTCTGTAAATATTTTAGATATATCTTTTACATCCTGAATCACTTGTGTAATAGAAATTGATTCATCAGCAAATAAATCTGTTCTTTGGTATTTACTTGCAAAATTTTGAGTACCACCTAAACCAAGTAAAGTAGTATTTAAACAATTATAATTTTCAAATATTCCATTATCAGCTTTTACTCTTGTGATAAATTGATTTTGAAAATCTTGTGTAGTATCTATATATTGATTGCTCTCTAAATATAAAGCTAAATTTAAAATCATAGTACATCGTTTAAAGAGTTGTAAGCATATTCAAAATCTAATTCGTAATTAATTAATTTGTCTTTTAAAACGTTTTTAAGTTCCAAACTTTCTGTTTTTATTTTAACAGGTTTTCTATCCAATAAGATAGTTTCAGATAATAGTAAATCAGTAAGTACTTGAGAATAGTTTTCATCTACAAATCCTGTATTAATTTTTATTGATTTTGTTGCAGAGTGATTAAAAGATTTCATTTGACCTTTTAACGTATTATAATTAACTGCTTCAGGCATTAGCTTATAACTTTCTTTTTTAACTTGTACACTATTTGTTTGTGCTTTGTATAAAGTTAAAGTTTGCCATCCACCATAGGAGTTTATAAAGTCACATAATACAGGTGTGTATTTACATTCTTCTATTGGATAGGTTAAAATATTAGAAAATACCGTAGGACTTCCACCATCAGGTAAAAATGATAAAGTCATATTAGAACCTTTAATAAAATTGTTGTCTATTTTAGCTAAAGTAATCGGAACTTTAAATAAATAAATTCCTGTTACTCCATTAAAATTTTCAAGTGCAGAATATCCACCACTTAATCTATTATATGTAACAGAAAATAAATCATCAACATCAAGAAATTCTACCAATACGTTTAAGTATTGAATTGTATTTACAGGATATGTGGTTTGTATTTGATAGTTATTTTGAATAGTAGGATTAAATAATAATTTAATACGTGTATCTTCAGCAACTTGTAAACCATCCATATAATCTGAATACCCATTAATACCTACATAAGATATTGTATCTAATAAAGTATAAACACCTGCATTATTCCAATATCTTTTTACTTTGAATCTTGCATAGTTATTATTAGTTTCATTATTAGCAGGATAATTAACATAAGTAGGTGCAATATTTTCAATATATTCTTTTACAAAGTTTGATACATTGTAACTTGTTAATCTTTGATTTGAAGTTGGAATAGGTTTGCTTAATGTGTATGTTGGAACTGTTGGTTCTGTATTTCCATTTAACCAAATAAACAATTCTATCTTGCTTCCTATTTGTGTTGGTTCATTTACTTGAATTATAAATGGACTTCTAACTTTTACTACTTTCATTTTATATCTTTTAAATTGTAATCTATAATTGTATCTATATCTTGACCAAATGCTTTTAGTAAATCAACATCAATGTATTTCTTATATCCTGCTTCAAATGGTTTTGTAAAGAATAAACTTGGTTTTATACCTTTGTTAAATATTGCTCTTGTAATTAAATAAGCAGTTGATTCATAACTTAAGAATCTACCTTTGCTTCCTTCTTCTCTGCTTCTGAATTGAAAACCTTTTTGTCTAACCCACTTCTGTATTCCTTTAGTTAAACCACCATTACCTTTTCCTTTACCACTTCCAAACTTATAAGGACTATCAGGTGCTTTTGTAGAACTTGTTTTTCCTTTAACACCTAAATCAACAAACGTTCCATAATAGTTCATCTTAAACGCTACTATAGCGTATTTATCATCACTTACTATTTCTCCTTTTAAACTATTTGCTAATGAACTTGTGTTGTTATGACCTGTACGTTTTAAATTATCTTTTGCTTCGCGAATAACATAGTCACGAAACATCTGAATAGTTTTATTTACTTTTTCAAGCTTTAGCATTTTGTCATTTTGTTTTCAATAGCTATATCAAATGTAACAGTCACACCTGCTATTTTGTTTTCAAATCTTTCAGTAAAGAATTCTATGTTTGCAGAACCATTTACTAATTCATAATCTTCTGCTAAAGCACCTCTATTTAATACTTCTAAGAATCTATTTGCTACAGCTAACTGAGTATTCAATACATCTTGTTCATTATCGTTACCTAAGAATATATCTGTAGTCTTAGACTTTGATTCATCTACAATATCCATACATAGAATAGATATGTTGTAGTTTAATACAGGTCCTGCATAAGCTACTGAATTAACTATGATATGACTTAATGGAAATATAGTTTGCTTATTTAGATCAACTTTAAATATATCACCTGTTGTTACTGTATTGACAAACAAATCTTCTTGCAGTTTGTTTTTAATCACTTGTGTTATTTCGTAAAATGTACTCATTATCTTTTTTTAATTAAATCTGCTTCTATTTTATTCTTTTGTTTTTCAAATGTAAGAAACGTTAAACATTGGTTAATTGGTAGTTCGGTAACTCTATCAAATCTTGTAACATCTCCTTGAGCGATAGCATAGATTGATGAATACCATCCCCACCTTTTTCCGAATTGTGTTGTAGCAGAATAGTCTGCATCTGCTTGTTGTTCTCCAAATAGTTCATCGTACTTTTCAATAATTCGTTGCCTAAATTGTAAAAAAAAACATTAGCACCAAACACAACATCTAAAGGAGCGTGTTTCATTACATCACTATAATTTATACTACCATTGTATTTTTCTATTTCGTATGTATTGTTTATACCTTTATTTGTAATAGGTCTATATAATACTGCCATAGCTTTGTGCATATTATCCCAATCACCTATATAAGAATCTAAATCTGTATATTCACCAAAGGACATATCTTCTAATTCAGGTATAAAACCAAACTCAACTCCTGCAAGTTTAAATCTATTTATAAACTTATGCGATTTAACATCAAACATTTTACCAAGTGATGCAGTTATTTCTAATACATCCTTAAATCTAATTTCTGCTACATCTTTTAAATCTATATTGCAAAACGTTTGAACCATTTTCTGATTTAAGAATTCATTATCATCATTATCTTTTGCGATCTTTAAGAACGCTTGATATTGTGACAACTTAATTTCTTTTAATTCTGTAGGTATGCTTATTTCAAATTTCATATTATTGTTTTTTATATTAATAACTATTTGTTCAAATTGTATTAAACAAAAAAAAGGCATACATTTCTGTATACCTCTTTAACCAAATTTAACTAACTTAATCTTCTATTTCGTGAATTGCTAAATCTATAATATCATTGATTTGTCCGTAGTCTAATATTTCCCATACGTCAACTCCTTCTATTAAGATTTCTTCATCTTCTAAACAACTACCTGTATTATCATACGTGTCGCCTTTAGTGTAATATCCTTTAACTTCGAATGTTATATCGCAATAATTTACGAATACTTTTAATTTTTTCATTTGTTTGTTTGTTTTAAATTATAAGCAAATATAACAAATATGTTTTAAATATGTTACAATTAACAATTATTTAACTTTTCAAATATTCAGCTGCTATATTATACATCTGTTGCATCTTTTTTATTTCACCTACATTTCTTGGTAGATTAATCGCTACTTCTATTCCTTTAACGTGATGTATGTAACATTGTATTGCTGCTATTATTTCTCCGTAAGTCATAGTTTAATTTGTCAAGTTTTCGACGGCGTTTACTTTGTCGCAAGTATAGTATTAATTTGCGACATTAATATATAAAATAGTTCCCTTTGTTAGGATTCTCTAATTGATTACCTACAGCATACCTTAATGCATCTATTAAATGGTTGTGATTATCTATTGGTGTGTTTGATTTCTTTTCTAACCAACAATAGTTATTTAATTCTTTAATTAAATTG